CTCCAGTCATACAAAATGTTGGGAATTTTAAAGATGAGGCTGCTTGTAAAAGTAGTCTAGCAGATCTTAAATCCCAACTCCCACTCACATTCAAGACTTTTTGCTTGACAATCACGAGTACCTAAGTGAACATCACTTATGAATATCGTGCGGTATTTCATTAGTCGTTACGAGTATTGCGTACTTGTGGATCGTCTGATAACAATGCTGGTGGTACAGCTAGTAGCATTGGTCTTGGAGCCATTGAAACTGGTGTTGGTGGTATTACATTGCTTGCTGCTCCAGCAACTTTCTCTTGAGTACGACCCCATGCTGCAATACCAAGAACTGCACCCATTGCTAAGTGAAATAAGCCAGCACCTTGTAGAGTTAGTGGACTCCATTGAGTGACTGTCTGATCAGTAAATACTTGTAACAAACTCCACATTACTGGGAATATAGCCATATCTAGTGTACAAATAATCATGTACATCCAACCCATGGCTGGACGCCATTTCTTCTGCATCCAGTCTTCGTTTTTATTTTCGTCTGCCATTTTAACTCCTTTTTATAATTATCTACCAACATATACCTTTGGTAGTGCTTCTCTTCTTCGTTCTTCTTCTGTTGTTGGAAAAAACTCATTACCATATTGTGGATACATTTCTTGGCGAGATTTTGCCACTAACATCATCATAAAGAAAAAACCAAAAACACAAACTATAACACCAACACCCCACATAGCCTGTTCAGTCATTTGTCTTTTTCTTGCTGCCCTGCGTTTATCTTCTATAGCCTGACGCTGCATTTGTTTGGCAATAAGAACACCTTGTTCTTTTCCCATCTGCTTCATCATTGCTTCAACATCTGAGAACAGTGCCCCAAGTTCAGGAGGACTTTGATAGGTCATTATCTCTCTTAACTCTGACCCCATCTGCTCTAATTGTTTTCTCATTAGTACACGTTGTAAAGCACGTTTACCTAAACTTGCATCACCTGTGTAAACTTGTGTCTTAGCTTTACGTTCTTCTTCCTCAAATACAGCTATACATTTGTAAAAGTTATCGTAGTATGCGCCAAGGTGATTGCCAATCTCTGTGTAAATGCTAGTGTGAACATCTGCATTGGCTTTCTTATTTAATTCTACTACACGATTCTTCTCTTCAATAAATTGTTTCTTTGCTTCAGGTGGAGGAGATTTACCTTTGGCTTCATACGCATTATGAAATTGATTATCGAGATCTTTGAGCACATCCTTGACATCTCCAGCTGCACCTTTGATGTCTTTATATAACTTACATCCAGCTTTTACTGCACTAACTGCGCTATTTGCTAGTGCGAAGAGTGTTAGTGGATCCATTAACCATTTTCTCTAGCAGCTTTTTCTTTTTCTCTTGTTAGTTGCTGTTGACGAATAACTTTTATTCTCTGAGCAACTTTAGCCTCGTATTCATTTTTTTCTTGAATCACACCATACATTGCAATTCCACCAAAAAGTATGGAAAATAATATTACTGCTCCACCAACAAAAATAAATCCATACATAAGCAAATCTGCCATTTTTTGTTTATGTTTTTGTTTTTGTTCTTCCGCTGCACGCTCTGCTGCAAATCTCTCTTTCATCAAACGAGTACGCTCTTTGATCATGTCTTCCCAAATCTGTGGCTTACCTAACTCCCACAGTATCATATCTTTAAGAGCACGTTCATCTTCACGAAGTTTGTTGCTATGCATAGCAAACTCGAGTGCTTGACGACCTAGCTGCGCATCGCTTTTTCCAACATTAGTAATTTTAGCTTTTGTGCTTGCGATGTGAACGGCATCTGCAGATTCAAAGAATTTACTAAACTGTCCAACTAGACCATGAATGTCTTTACCTAAAGCAACAGCTTGCTTAATATGTTTTACAGCTTCTTGGGCTGCGACAAAAGCCAGCCCAATAGTAATCGGATCCATTACTTCCTCGCATCCTTAGAACTCACGCTAGTAGATGGTGAAGGAAGTGGAACTGGTGCTGCTACTGGCTTTGGTGGTGGTTCTGGGTATTGAACGCAAAAAGTCTTGAATGTGAGTGGGAGTTGGGATTTAAGATCTGCTAGACTACTTTTACAAGCAGCCTCATCTTTAAAATTCCCAACATTTTGTATGACTGGAGATATTATTCCAGCACTAATGATTACAATTGACCAAACATAGCTGCCCATACATATGGTCCACCCCAAAGATTTATTGTTATTATAAATCTATTTAGGATTTGCAACAATGTGAGGCTATTTTTGCAGTTCGTCTATTTCTTTTTCGATGGTTTTTACACCTGGAGATGAAAACACACTCTGGACTTTATTCAAGAACGATTGTGCTTTCGGGGGTTTTTGTCCAGTTTCTTCTAAATGACGACCAAGTTGTTTCCGATTGTATAACTCTGGTTCCCAATCTTTTGTAGGTTCATCAACTTGAATTTCTGGAATTTCAGACTCTAGTAATTCATTTACTTCTTTTTTGATTTCTTCTGGAACATCAGTAGTTTCTAGTTGTTCTGTCATATGATCAACCACAGGCGTGGATGATTCATCAACTTTTATTTCGTCATTAAGTCTAATTTCTTTTTCTGGAAAATCTTCAACAGGTGGCTTCTCAAAGAACTCATTCCACTTTCTTCTACCAGTATGTTTAAGATTCCAGTTTGCAGCGATTAACAGTAGCACTGCCAGCGGATCAAATACAATAACAATAAGAATGGTGACGATACGAACTGCTTTCTCAAGCATATTCGTATCGTTTGAACTTTCGTCACCATATATCAATGCAGCAATATATTTTATTGGACCGACTTCGGCTTCGACTTTACGGACTTCGCTGGCGATTGGGGCACGCTCTTCGTTGTATTTGGCGATCTTGGCTTGCGCTGCACCGATTTCGTTGAGGATTCTGTTTCTGTCTTTTTGCTGACTTCTACGGACGGTAATGGCTCGCTCTGTTCCTTTGGCATCGTCTGTTCTTGCGATGGTTTGATCAACTTGAGCATCCAGTTGAGTAAGTTCTTTACGATTTGCATTGATATTTTCCTTTTCTGTTTTAATTTTCTCATCAATCAATGCTAACTTAGATTGAACATCTCCTGTAGGAATTGCTTGATCTAAATGTGCCTTTGATAAGAATCCGAAAATGCCCATAGATGTTAATAACATTAACACTATTAAAGCACCCACAAAGTATGACTTCATCAATGCTGGGATTTCTTTCCAGTTTTGATAAAGCCAAGATGCAACTACAAGTTTTGATGCTTCAAGCATCGAACCCATAAGAGCAATTGGTACAACAGCTGCAGCAAAAATTGCGATAAGACCCATCACTGCATAATATGCAGCAAGAGCCGATAACGATAGTGCAACTGCAAAAAGTAAATATGTCATAGTTTGTTTTTAATATGAGAGCCATGGACTCGGACAGAAATCTGCCCATTGTAGTAGTCGTCTGACTCTAACACCTTTCGTGCAAACTGTTCTCGTGCTTCTATGTAAGAACATTCAGCTTTGGATTTACAAAAGAAAAGAATCTCACGAAGGAAGTTGTCCTTTCCGAGAGACTCTACATCTTTATTTAGTTCTATACTCGAACCATAGTACTCCATCCAATCAGAGTCTATTTTGCTACGGATCTTTTTTCGTTTCTTGATTCCGTTTTTCTGCTTTACCATTTTGTATGTGGTCTTGGCAAACTTGGATAGTTTCTTACCCACATACATGCGACTGCTGGCTTTGTTCGTAATTAAATAAACAAAGCCAACACAATCATCAGGGAGTTCTTCGATAAGTTCGTTATTATAAAGCCACATTAGAATAATCAGTAGTGTAAACTACTATTTATTCTTCCTCTTCGTAATCGTCTTCTTCGTAAATGTCAGCAGAGCACACAGGACAGTAAACGATATCTTCTAATCGTTCTTCTGACTTGAGGATAATCTTACCTCTTGCCTGACATTCATTACACTCAAAATGTTTTGTTATCATTTAAATTCCTATTTTAATTGAATTACCGATAGGTGATTTTTCTTTATAATTTTGTCTATAATAATCAAGGGCTTCTGGTGTATGTAAATCAAATCCTATTGTGTATCTTCTTTGTTCTTTTACAGCGTCAACTTTATGAAATAACCACTGTGGAAACATTATCAATTGTCCTACTTTGTTTTTTATATCAACTATTCCATGTTCACGCATATTTTGTAATTGTGGTGTAAAAAACTTAGTCGAAGAATCATTTTCCGTTAAAACATAAACACCTGAAAGATATGAGTTCTCATGAGTTGCATGACAATGCATTGGTAAATCCATTCCTTCTTTCATAAGATTCATCCAACCATTAATCCATAGTTCTTTTTTTGGCTCAACTTTGTATTCTAAACAAAATTCTTTATATGATATAATAATATTTTTGAGCAAAACATCAATAAATGGATGACTCACAGTAAAAAAATTATAAGTTTTCCATAAATCTAGTTGTGTATAAAATTGATCAACCATAGTAGAAATAAAGTTATTTCTAAGATCTTCAGATATATCTATTGTGTCATTCCAGATTGGAGAGTTAACTAATATTCCAAATTCTCCTGGAATATTAATCCAATTAACTAATAATTTATTTTGCATTATGCAGCTTTACCCCATACATCACCCCATGTGCCAGACAATGCACCCTTTGCGTAATCAGTAACACGATTCTCAAAGAAGTTTCCGTGCACTGGAGCATTGATCATTTCTTCAACCCATGGAAGTGGATTCTTTTTAACTTTAAAGATACCTTTCATGCCAAGAGAGATAAGACGACGATCTGCGATGTAACGAATATACTTCTTAACATCTTCTGCAGATAGTTCACGCATGTCTGCACCTTGATAACAAAGATCAATAAACTTATCTTCTAATTCTACCATCTTCTCAGCGATTGTGTATATTTTACCCTTTAGTTCATCATTCCAGATCTCAGGATTTTCTTTGATATACTCACGGAACAACTTAATCATTGACTCAGCGTGGATTGTTTCATCAGCAATAGACCATGTAACAATTTGACCCATACCCTTCATCATGCCATGTCGAGGAAAATTAAGCAACATGATAAAAGAACTAAACAACTGCATACCTTCAGTAAAAGCAGAGAACACAGCAATGTGCTCAGCAGTACTAGCAATAGTACCATTGCGACTAGAAAGGTCAAGTACATAGTCATGCTTGTCCTTCATCTCTTGATATTCAAGAAACTCATTGTATGTAGATTCTGGCATTCCAAGAGTTTCAATTAAATGTGAGTATGCAGCAATGTGTAATGCTTCACGAGCAGCAAAACCCATCAACATCATTCTTACTTCAGGTTGTGGAAAGTATGGCAGATAGTTATTAACATATCCACCAGCCACATCAATATCACCTTGTGTGAAGAAACGAAAGATGTTTGTGAGGAATAGTTTTTCCTCAGCAGTTAGTTTCTTTTTCCAATCTTTAACATCTTCTGCCATTGGTACTTCTGAATGTAACCAGTGTGCTTGTTCGTGCTTTAACCAAGCATCATATGCCCATGGATAGTTGAATGGTTTAAACGAATCTCTCGTATCCGTTAATCTTGTTTTTGTTTTTGTTATCATTCGTTCATTCTCCATTTATTTTCTGGTAATCCGTAATCCCATTTTGGATCTATTTCAACATTCCATCTAGTAGTGGCAACATTGAAATCTGGTATTTTCATTTCTTTAGGATTAGATGCTGGTTCCAATATAACAATACGATTATTTGGTTGTGCAGCAAATTGCCCATTATCACATTTTATAAAGTTAAAGGACTTATGATCCTCAACATCTTCACTGTGTCCACAATCAAGGATGTTAAAATCTGGATGCGAGGAATCCACAGTAAAAAGATATTCACCTTCTAACCATGAACCATCTTTCATCTTAATTTTACATCTCATGTTTGCTATCATTGCTTTTTTAATCACAGTGATATCATAAGACATGCTGTTCCACAATTGCAAAAAGTCTAGTGGATATGGATCACCCTCAATCGGTTTCCAGCAGTAAGCATGTAGCGGTAGTTTATCATACAACGCACCATATTGGTTGAGATACGATTCAATTCTAAATGCCTGACTGCGTTGAGACTTTATTGTTATCCACCAACATGGTTCAAGTTCCCCATGACCTTTCTCAAAGTCATAGAGAAACTCTCTGCGAACAAAACATTTTACTGGAGGTAGGTTAGCGACGATATGTGCCATTTAACCCTCGCAAGCCAAACATTCATTACCTTCTGCCAGATCGTGAAGGTTGATCTCCTTAATAATTTCTCGTTCAATTCGTTTTGATACCTTATCTGCTTTGGCGATCTTATCACTACGGCAGTAGTACATAGTCTTTAATCCAGACTTCCATGCTTGGAAATGCACAGCATGAATGTATTTGATGTGACTATCTGGTCTAAAGAATACATTCAACGATTGCGCTTGATCGATATATTGTTGCCTGTCGGAAGCGTGTTGAATGACCCAACGCTGGTCAATTTCCATAGAAGTCTTGAAGACATCTTTTGTCCATTCTTCCATCCAATCCAAGTGCTGAACTGAACCATCATTCGCAATAATCGAACTCCATATTTCTTGCGCATCTGCTTTAGGGTTTGATATAACATAATCAGTAACGACCTTATCAAGATACTTATTTTTATTTAAGTGAGAACCCGATAGAGTGTCTTGGCGATAAGCATTGGCACGATAAGGTTCAATACTAGGACTAGTGTTGCCCATAAGAATGGAAGAAGAAGCATTGGGAGCAATAGCCATAAGATGACTAAACCTATTCCCAGTACCCACTGCATCAGGTGCTTCACCTCTCTCCAATCCCAATTCTTTATTAGCGACATCTAATTTCTCTCTTATATTTTTAAAGATGTTTTTGTTTCTACCAACTGCCAATGATGATTCCCATGGTAGGTTATTCTTCTGTAGATATGCATGCCAACCTAACGCACCAACACCAATACTTCTTTCACGAGTCGCTGAGTACTTTGCACGCTTAATTGTGGAAGGAGCATGATCAATAAAATACTGAAGAACATTGTCAAGCATTTCTGCAACATCACGAAGGAATTGTGGTTCGTCTTTCCAATCATCATAATACTCTAAGTTTAGTGATGACAAACAACACACTGCTGTTCGTTTCTCATTTGTTGGTAGAATAATCTCAGAGCAAAGATTTGATTGATTAATCTTTAAACCAAGATCTTTCAAGTGTTGTGGCATCTGACGATTTGATTCATCGATAAAATGCAAGTATGGTTCACCTGTCATCATACGCATCTCAAGGATTCGTTGCCATAATTCTTTTGCGGATACAGTTTCACGAACTTCATTAGAAGCAGGATCCACTAATTTCCAAGAGTCATCAAACTCTGGATCAATCATACACTGCTCAATGAGTTCCATAAACGCATCTGGAATGTTAATACCATGATGCATGTTTAGAGTACGCATATTCTGGTCGCCTGTTGGCTTACGCATCTCTAGAAAGTTGATAATGTCTGGATGATCAATAGACAGATAAGCAGCATAACTACCACGACGAGTTCTACCTTGTCGATATGCTAATGAAGATGCATCATACATCTTCAAGTGTGGCATTACACCTGTTGACTTGTCATCAGCAGAGCGAATGCCGAAACCAATACCAACACCACCCCCAAGCATACTAAGCCAATTTGTTTCAGATAGATTATCAACTAGACCCTCCGCAGTATCTTCAATATAGTTAAGGAAACATGATATAGGAAGACCACGCTTACTACGACCAAAAGATAAAATGGGAGTAGAATAAGAGAGCCAATGCTTACTGCTGTATTCATATAACCTTTGCGCATGTTCTGGATTACTCCCAAATTTATCTGAAACAAAAGCGAATCTCTCTTGAGGACTTACCTCGTCATCCTTCATGTAACTTTCTTTTAATCTAATTCTACCTAATTCGTCAAACAAACTATCTCGGTTGTAGTCAACCTTTACGCCATGCACAATTTCCATACTTGCCCCAATATTATTATAGTTTTACTAATTCATTTGCTAGAGGAAATACCTCAGCAATAACCTTTGCGCATTGTCGTGCGACTTCTTGGTGTTCTTTTTGTGTACCATTTGCAGATCGGAGTTCGATAAAGTGAATCCAGCTACGCAATGTACCATTCATGTATAAACGAGAAACAGTAAGTCCTTCTGGCAGTACTGCTCTTGCTTGTTCTTTGGCAATACCATTTTCGATTGCCCAAGCATACGCTTCTTCAGCTTCTCTAATCACTCGCTTTTGTCTTTCTTCCCACCATGTTGCCAATGCTAGATTTGTATTCTCAACGCTATTTTGACGATTCTTCGTATCTTGAAGTCGGGCTTCTCTAAGAACGAAAGATAAGTCTTTGGTTGGATCAGCATATCGCTGGCTAAATTCTTGGAACGAGAAAGAGCGGTGACGCAAGATTTGTCTTGCTATGTCACGAGTAGTTTCAATTTCTAAACAAGCACTGACCATTTCTAATGGTGACCAATGCTGATGCTTAATTAAATACTTAATTAACTTCTCTGATGTATCTGTGTTGATTTGGTTGCTTGGATTACTAACACGAGCACAAAAGGCAACTAACTCTTGCACATCTACTAAACCTTCTTGAAACATTTCCTCTGAAGGTTTACTATAACTCACCATTCTAACATTCATATTTTCTTCCATGTACTAAATTTCAATTTTGCTTCCATACCAAAGTAGGTGTTTGTATTTATGACTTCAGTAATTTCATCGGCAGTCATTCCGCCATGTAAAATCATTTCGTTCACATCTTTCTGTTCTATGTGTTCTGGGAACATACAAACAGAATAACCTAGATTGATATACTTTTCTAACTGTTTGACAATGTCTTTATTTCTTGGTTCATTGTCCATTACAATAGTGGCATTAGCAAGAATACTCCGAA